TATGGAATACCTCAGAATAGAGAACGTATTTATATTATTGGTGTTTTGAAATCAAAACAAAAGAAAGAATATGAAAAGCCAAAAGCAATAAAATGTAAACCAATTAAAGATTTTATTTTAGATACAAGGGTTTATAATGAAAATAATATTCCAAAATCAATGGAACAACATTTTAAACCATACTTAGCACAAGATGAAATTTTAATTTGTGCATATGGTAATTTTGGGAGAGCCAGTAATAATAATATAAGTCCAACGCTAACAACAAAAAAACATTTTTTTCAAAATTATAAACGTTATATGATGGCCCAAGAAGCACTTTTATTGCAGGGATTTCCAAAATCATTTAAACAAGTCGTATCTAACCACCAATTACATAAACAGTCTGGGAATGCAATGTCTGTAAACGTAGTTCAGAATATTCTGAAAAACTTATTTACAACTATTTAATTTTTATTTGATAAATGTTCTTTAACATTATTTGTTAATTTTGTATTTTGATTATCATCTTTATAAAATATATTTTTATATTTTTGTCTACCAAGTTCGTTTATATAAAAATCTATATTTGTACTTGTAGTATTGGTTGTTAAAAAATTTTCTAATTCATTTTTTGATACACCATCTGGGCAATCACGAATAAACCTGAAAATTTTAGCAATAATAGTATCTTCTGTCAACCATTTGTCAATTAGTTGTTTATATGAAGTGTCAGATGGTTCCGATAAATCGTTTATTAATACTTCAAATTTAGGAAGTTTCAGAATGTTCCGATCTAATCCACGAGTTAGTTCTTTCAACATTTTTATAGTTTTCATTGTTTCTAATGATGTTGTATTGTCTATTTGTGTCTGTAGTTGTTTAATATAATGTTGTTGATTTATATTGTAATTTATATAATTTTCATATACATTTTTAGGAGCATATAGATATCTCTGAAGATCTGGGCGAGCAGTTCCAGTTAATCTACCAATGCGTTGAGCAATAGCTACATTATGAATATTTTTTGATGGATTATATATCATAACATTTGCAGTCATTGCATCTGGAGTTTTTTCAGTAGAGCAAATGTCAAATTCAATAGACATATAATGATTTTAATTATAAAATCAATTTTTTTTATTTTTGTATGACGATGTATGGAATATAAAATCAAAATAATATATAAATATAAATGGATGATATTATTTTTCAATATATAGAACAAGAAAAACAGCGCCAAACTACTGGTTTAGAAATGATTGCTTCAGAAAATTTTACATCTAAAAATGTAATTAACGCAGTTGGGTCGTGTTTAATGAATAAATATGGCGAAGGATATTCTGGAAAACGCTATTATGGTGGTTGTCATATAGTTGATAAGATTGAAACATTGTGTCAAGAACGTGCCCTTGAATTATTTAATTTAAACCCAGAAGATTGGTGTGTTAATGTTCAGGCCTTATCTGGGTCATCTGCTAATATGGCAGTATATAATGCTTTATTAGAAGTGGGAGATAATATTTCTGGTTTAGATTTAAAAATGGGTGGCCATTTAACACATGGATTTCAAACATCAACAAGAAAAGTATCAGCTAGTTCAAAGTTTTTCAATTCTTTTCCATATTATATCGATGAACGGGGGTATATTGATTATGACCAGATGGAAGAAAATGTTAAAACAAATAATATTAAATTATTAATCATTGGTTATAGTGCTTATCCAAGAGATTTAGATTACAAACGTTGTCGAGAAATTGCTAATAAATATAATTGTATTCTTCACTGTGATATGGCTCATTTTTCTGGTTTAGTAGCTGCAAAATTACTACAAAATCCATTTGATTATTGTGATGTTGTTACAACCACAACACATAAAACATTAAGAGGACCTCGGGGAGCATTGATTTTTTGTAAAAATACATTAAAAACAAAAATAAATAATTCGGTTTTCCCAGGATTACAGGGAGGCCCATTCTTCCATTGTATTGCTGGAATAGCTGTTGCATTAAAAGAAGCAAATACAGATGAATATAGAAATTATATTCATCAAGTTGTTAAAAATATGAAATCATTTGTTGATACATTGAAACAGTATAATTATAAATTTGTTACAGATGGTACAGAAAATCACCTATGTTTAATTGATCTAAAGCCCAATGGATTAACAGGGCAATACGTAGAAGATTTATTACAATCTATTGATATTACTGTTAATAAAAATACAGTTGTTGGTGATAAATCTGCTCTTAGACCAAATGGTTTGAGAATTGGTTCTCCAGCATTAACATCACGTGGTATGAAAGAACACGAATTTATTCAAATTGCTGAATGGGTTCATGAAATTATTTCGCACCCCGAAAGAAAAAATGAATTAAAACAAAAAGTTCAACAACTTGCTGAAAAATTCCCACATCCATCTACTTGAATTATAAGACAGAAAGAACAAATCTACCTGGATGATTAATTTTCTTATCATCTACTAATTTATAATTTTTGGATAAAAATTTAACAACTGGTAACATTTTTTCAAAATCTTCACCACACAAGTGTATTTCATATGTTACATTATCATTATGTTGATGTGTAATTGATAAAATTTCAATTGAATAATCTTTTTTATAAAAAACAGAACGATTGATTAGGCGCATATCATGATATTTATAATACAAAGGATTATGGAATACCTCAGAATAGAGAACGTATTTATATTATTGGTGTTTTGAAATCAAAACAAAAGAAAGAATATGAAAAGCCAAAAGCAATAAAATGTAAACCAATTAAAGATTTTATTTTAGATACAA